CTACAGTCAATACTAGTGGAACAGGTTATACACTTGCAGACTTACAGGTGGGTGACTTAACTGCAACCACTTTGACTGCAACCAACGCCCTTACAGGGTCTTCTATCAGCTATCCTACTTCAGACGGAACAAACGGACAAGTTCTTACAACGAATGGTAGTGGAACATTATCATTTAGTGATATTCCAGCAGGTTATTCAGATTCAGACGCTAGAAGTGCAATTAGTGTAAGTGGTGATTTATCTTATAATTCTTCAACTGGTGTAATATCATATTCAGATTCCGATACAACATATACTGATTCAGACGCTAGAAGTGCAATAAGTGTTAGTGGAAATCTTGCATATAACAGTTCAACGGGTGTTATATCTTACTCAGAACCTACAATGTATGCAGACTCAGACGCTAGAAGTGCAATAAGTGCTGGAACTGGAATATCATATGACAGTTCAACTGGAGTAATAACAAATACAGTTTCAAATACTGATACAACATATAGTGCTGGGACTGGATTAACTTTAACAGGAACAACATTCAGTAATAATATAACTCAATATACTGATTCAGATGTTGGAACATATCTTTCTTCAAACGGATATGCAACACAATCTACTATAGTTGCAGCGATTACCGATTCAGCACCAGCAACATTAGATACTCTGAATGAACTGGCAGCAGCATTAGGTGATGATGCAAACTTCAGCACGACAGTCACAAATAGTATTGCACTTAAAGCTCCATTAGCAAGTCCATCATTTACAGGTAATATTGATACCGCAGGTAATACAATTACAGTTGACCCAAGTTCAGGTGATGCTGTTTTATTTCTACAAGGTGCAGCTGGAGCTCAGACATTAAGAGTAGACCAAAACAGTATAAGAACAACAACCTCGAATGCATTCTCTATATTTACTGATGGTAATACTAGACAATTATACTTGAATAGTAATGGTCTTGTAGGTATCAACCAAGGTTTAGAAACACCACTTAGTGCATTGGATATCATAGGTAGTGGTTATGAACAAATAAGAATTGGAAGTAATAAAACAGATAATACAAATAAAACAGCGGGTATTGTTTCTACAATGTATACAAACAATTCTGTAAGTTTTATGCAAGGATTTTTTCAAAATGGAAATAATGCTGTTTACTATGGTTCTGCAGATGGTGCCCATAGAGGATTACAAAGACATTACTTTTATGTAAACGATAACTATAATGCAACCACTGGTCATACTTTAGCTATGCAAGTTAGTTCTGGCTCTACTACAGCATTGGTAGTGAATGGTAATAATTCAACAGGTGGAACAGTTAATTGGACTTCCACTAAAGGTTCAAATGAATCTCATGCTCATTATGGGACAAATGGTGATTGGTATATCAGGCCTGCAAGTAATAGTGGAAATGTATATGTTAAAAATTATCAAGCAGAATCAGACCAAAGATTAAAAGAAAACATAGAAGATATTACATACGGAACTGCTGAAATATTACAATTACAACCTAGAAAGTTTAATTGGATAGGTGAAAGTGTAGAACAAAATGGATTCGTTGCACAAGAAGTTGAATCAGTTTTACCAGCATTTGTAAAAACTAGTGAAATGAAAATTAACGAAGACGATGCAGAGGGAATTAAGTCAGTAGATTATAACTCTATAGTTGCAACACTTGTAAACACTATACAAGAACTAGAAGCTCGTATTGCAACACTAGAATCTGAATAAATTTTAAATTAATTTCAATAAAGTCTAAATAACTAGAGTCTTTAAGACTCAGACTTTATAAATATTAGGGTAAAATCAAAAGTAAAGAGGACATTCTTCAATGGCAACACAAAATACATTCGTAATTGAATATGGTTTAACAGTAGGAACTACTGAAATCATATCTAGTGCTGGAAAACTCGCTGCAAGTGCTTTATCATTATTAGATACTGATGCACTTTCTGAAGGGTCAACAAATTTATACTTTTCAAACACCCTTGCAAGAGGTGCTATCAGTCTTGCAAGTGGAGAATTAAATTTAAACTATAACTCGGGAACAGGTGAGTTATCATTACCACAAGTAGATGGGGGAACATTTTAATGACAGCTAAGAATTTTAATATCAAAAATGGTTTATCCGTTGGTGGTGTAGAAGTAATAGACTCAAGTGGTAATATTGCCGCGGGTGGAGTAGGTGCAGCGGTTCAAGAAGCAATTGCAGATAAAATCGGTGGAATAATTCAGGGGTCAGGTTCAACGACTGTGACTTATGATGATACAAACGATACAATTACAATCTCATCAACAGGAAAAACTGAAGAAGAAATACAAGATATCATTGGTGGTGCTTTAGTCACTAATGGGACACATACAGGTTTATCAGTAGCATACGATGATGCTGGTGATGGTGCAATAGACATAACTGTAGATTACAGTGCAATTGCAGCCGACTTGATTCCTGATGGAAACGAAACAAGAGATTTAGGTAGTTCAACAAAAAGATGGAAAGATTTATATCTAAGTGGTAATACTATTAACTTAGGTGGAACAGAACTTTCAAAAGATTCAGATGGAAACGTTGAACTCTCTTCAAGTGGAACATTAAAATCACTTAAAGTTGCAGAAATCGAAATTGGAACAGGTTCAGACGTTCTCGTTCTTAAGAGAGATAGTAATGGTAAACTTCAATCAAGAAGTAAGAACACTTCGACAAAAACTGAAACTGCTACAGATATAGATTTATCTAATAACGATTCCGATGACTTGGGTGAAGGTTCAGCAAACCTCTATTATACTGATGCAAGAGTTAAATCTTACTTAGGTGGTGGAACTTTTGATGGTAATATTATACCAAGTGCTGATAATACATATGACTTAGGTTCATCTTCCAAGATGTGGAAGGACGTGTATATCGGGCCAGGTTCATTATATGTTAACGGTCAAAAAGTTATTGAAGAAGATTCAGGAACTATTGTTTTTAGTGCAGATGACAACCAAAATATGTCAATACAACCAAGTGGTTCGGGTGATTTAGAATTAGACCCAACTGGAAGTGGTGTAATTGCTGTTAAAGGCCCTTTGCAAATTGAAGACGGACAAAACATTACTAACAGTGCTGGAAACTCAGTATCATTCAGTAATAACATAGCAGTTGACCAAATTGCCTCAAAATCAACAGACACTAACTTAGTGTTAAGTGGTAATGGAACAGGTAATGTCACATTAAACGACAACGTTGCAATTACAGGTGACTTAACAGTTTCAGGAACTACAACAACTGTAAACTCAGAAACAATTTCACTTGCAGATAACATTATTGCATTAAACAGTAATTTCACTTCAGGTTCACCAACAGAAGATTCAGGTCTTAGTATCACTAGAGGTGGTTCTACTGCAAAAACTCTTCTTTGGGACGAGACAAATGACAAATGGACAGTAGGTTCAGAAACTTTTGTTGCTGGAACTTTTGAAGGAAACTTAACTGGAAATGTCACTGGAGATATCACTGGAGACTTAACAGGAACAGCTTCAAGTGCAACCCTTGCTACAAATGCTCAAGGATTGACTGGAACTCCAAATATTTCAGTTGGAACAATCTCTTCAGGTGCAATTACTATAACGAATGCTACCAATGGTGGTGGAACAGCCAGAAACGTTTATCAATCAACTTCTGCACCAACTGGTTCAGACGGTGCGGTTGGTGACATGTGGATTCTTTACTCCTAATATAGGGGTTTAGAATCTGTATAAATACGATAAACAATTAGGGAATAATTAAATATGGTAGAAGGTAATAGACAAATATTATACAAAGCGAATGGTCAGCAACCGTTTACATTCCAGCAGCCGTTTACATACAGTGCGAGGTATCCTGCGAGTGCTCAACAACCTTATACATTCCAAACACCGTTTACGTATAATGCAAGGTATCCTGCGAGTGCTCAACAACCAGTGACTTATCAGTCACCGTTTACTTATAGGGTTCCTTATATTGCGAATGCAAGACAACCATTCACTTATAGAAACCCATTTACATATCGTGTTCCATATCGTGCAAACGCAAGACAACCGTATACATACAACTATAGGTCACCATATACATACAGAAATCCAGTAAATGCACAAGAACCTAATATAAGGAATAGACAAACACCATTTACTTATCAGAATCCAGTAAATGGACAAGAACCTAATATTAGAAATGCGCAAACACCATTTACTTACAGTAATAGACAACCGTCAACGTATAGTCATAGACAACCGTCAACGTATAGTCATAGGTCACCGTTTACATATGTAAACCAACAGCCTGGAACATATAGTAATAGACAACCTTCAACATATGCAAGACAAGGTCAAACACCCGAAAATAGATGGGACGGTGTAGTATCACAACAGTGGCCTGCACAACCAATAACATAGGAATAATATAATGGCATCAGGTTCACAAAAAGTCAAAACACCTACAGGTTGGAATGCAACACAGGGTGCATGGGTAAAAAGCCCAGCAGGTTGGAATGCAGTTGACCAAATTTATATTAAAACACCTACAGGGTGGAATAATGCATCAGGACAAGAATTAACTCAAATTCCTTATCCTTATATTGCAAACGCACAAACACCATATATTGCAAATTCACAAACACCATATATTGCAAATGGACAAGAACCTAATATTAGGAATGCACAAACACCATATATTGCGAATGCACAAACACCTTATATTGCGAATGCAAGACAACCGTCAACGTATAGTCATAGGTCACCGTTTACATATAGAAACCCAAGTAATGCAAGACAACCGTCAACGTATAGTCATAGGTCACCATATACATACAGAAATCCAGTAAATGCACAAGAACCTAATATAAGAAGTGCTCAGAATCCTTTTACATATGACGCTAGATATCCTGCGAATGCTCAGAGTCCTAGTAATGCACAGAATCCATTTACATATAGTGCTAGATATCCTGCTAATGCTAGACAACCAGTAGCATTTAGGTCACCGTTTACATATCGTGTTCCATATATTGCTAATGCTAGACAACCTAACAGTGCAAGGAACCCATTTACATACAGAGTTCCATATATTGCTAATGCTAGAACATCTGCCGCTGCAAGGAATCCATTTATATACGATGCTAGACAACCACAAATCTACTTCTTCCAAGCATTTGGTGGATATGTGCCACCATATGGATTACCTGATAAGAACGCACCTCTTTAAGTTTTTAAGTAAACTAACATTCTTAAAAAAGGACTTTCGAGTCCTTTTTTTATGTCCTAAATATATGCATGGAATACTTATATACATTAGAAGAAACGCGTGCAAAGATAAGACCTATAGATTATCATACATTAACAACAGAAAAACAATACTCTTTGGGTGCATGGCACTTAGGTAATTTTAAAGACTTAGATAATATTGATAAGGACAGTGAACAATACAAATCCTTTAAATATGTCTTTGAGGAAATATCACCACCGACTAAAGTTATTAAGTGGGGAGATATGCTTGAACTTCGTAAAAGTAAAAAATGGTTGACTTTTATGGGTGCAAGTATTGAGTCAGTTCATTATCATAAATTCTTACCCCACCTTTACACTTGTAAAGAGAGGCCAGGCAAAAATCCAGGCATGATGGATAGTGCAAAAACTATAAACGGAGAACCCGAGTTTGCACAAATAAAAGACTATGTTGAGTTTCACCCCGATACAAAAATTACAGACCATACTGAAACTTCTTTGAATTCAATGTATTATCATAGTGCAAAGGCACATTGGTTAGTTCAAAGTATACAAGAAGAGGGTTTAAGACACCCCATACAAGGAATGGTATTCAGAGCAGGAGATAGATACGGTTTTAGAATTCACCCAGGCTCAATAAGGTCAAAGGTGTATGAAGAATTAGAAGACCCAAATTTTGAAGTATTTACGACTGATGCATTTGATATATTACCTGGCGAACCATTGACTTGTGATGAAGCAATACAGTATTGGAATGATAAATGCACTGCAAGAGGTGTTCCCGAAGGATTTAAAAATATGACGGTCACCTTTGTTAATGGGACAATTGAATATCAACACCAATTAATGGATTTAAACTTTAGACAAGAAGTTTATGATTTCAATAAGAGAGTTCATTTACAGTCTAAAGGAAAACCAATAAACATTTACATAGGTTATGATTCAAATCATGGTGACTTACATGAAGTTAATAAGAAATCATTATTAAAAAAACTTAATATGGGAAATGGTCATTTAATGGAAGAATGTAGATGGGAACCCGAAATTAAATTTCTTGACATTTCTAAACTTCCCGATTATAATAGAGAATATGCAAATCAATCTACTGAATTTACATACAGTAGATTCCTAATTCCACATTTAGAAAATTATGAAGGATTCAGTATCTTTATTGATAATGACTTCATATGGAGAAAACCGATTCTACCATTATTCTATTATCTGAATATGGACGATGCAGTTGCATGTATCAAGTATCCACAAATTAAACATGACGAACAGAAATTTAATGGAGAGGTTAATATAGATTATCCTTGTAAACTTTGGTCAAGTCTTATGGTATTTAATAATGGACATGAAGACTGTAAAAAGTTAACACCCGAAGTTGTCAACACTTGGACTGGTGCTCAATTACACCAATTCGAATGGACTGATAAGATAAGTCCAATCCCCGAAAAATATATCTTTACTGAAGGATATGATAACCCCGATGAAAAGTGGGATTACACTGGTATACATTACACTAGGGGAGGCCCTTGGATAAAAGGTATGGATTATTCACACATAAATAATTTAGATGATTGGGTTGTTGCAAAAACCTACTAGTAATTTTTATAAAATTGAGGTATAATATAGAATATGAACGCATTAATATATACAGAAGAAAGTAAACTAATAGTTAGAAAACCAAATGGTTTACAATATGATTTTGAGAATGTCGATAGACCCGAATTGGGTTTTGACTTTGACGTATTGGTCTATGACGATATAGAAGTAAAAATTCTTGAATGGAAAGAAGACTTAGACTTTAATGACCAAGATAAGGTTGCACTTACTGATGAGGAAAAGGGAGAGATTGAAAGATACATAGAAAACTCGGAACCACCTTTAGGTTATAATTTGAACACTCAATACATTCGTAAATTAGAAGAAATGGTTTACGTTAACATTGAGAAAGTTGCAAATCAATATGATTTCCCATCTTTGTTTGAATCAGTGTATGCTGGAAGAGAAGGTTCTAATCACCCATATCGTGCAAATGCAAGAAGAGTATTAGAATTTGCAGATACATGTTGGAGAGTATATTCTCAAGTTTCAGCTGAGATTAATCAAACTAGAGAAGATACTTTAAAGTCTTTTGAAGACTATGCACAAGCATTTCCTTCACCTAATAATCCACCCGATTCTACAACACTACAAGCGGTTTAATTAGTATGGAACTCATTTATCATGATGAGTCCTTTGACTTAAATGATATTGAATATCCTTTAAAAGATATTCATATTATTGATAACTATCTTTCTAGTGAAATTCACCATTGGGTAGACACAACTTTACATACTGCAAACATATGGTCTAAAACTAATTTAGTTAAAGGAGACATGAAAACAGGTCTACCACATCATGAACTTTGGGGTGCAACTTTGATAAACAGAGATAGTTATCCTCATGCATATCATGAACTTTATGACTGGTTGGGTGTAAAGTGTGTTGCAGAGTGGTTAAATTCAAAATTACAAATGGACTTTGGTTTTAAGTGGGAAAGATTTCAATATATGGGATTGAATTCACAAACACAAGGATTACATGGAACAACACATGCAGATTGTGACGTTAATGACGAATGGAATTTATCATTTTTATATTATACCAATAAGTTTTGGGAGAAACATTGGGGAGGCCCTTTGAGAATCTATGACGAAATGCAACAAGGATTACATGGAAGAGATAATCATATAAAGAATCACCAAATTGCAGAGATAGAATTTAAACCTAATAGACTTGTTATGTTTGATGGAAGAACACCACACGGTGCAGATGCACCAACACCCGAAGCAAGATATATGTCTAGAAAATCAATTGTTATTCGGGGAGACGAAATTAGATTGGTGAAAGATAAAAGAGAGTTTTTTTAACCATGCCAACTATAGAATTTTCAACATTTAAAGAAGAAACAGTAAGAGACTTTAAACCAGTTCTTGCAAAAAGTATTAAGCCTGAATGGTGGAATAGTATGCATTTTTTTGAATACAATAGAGGTCATAGGGGTGCTGGTATTCGTTCTTGTCCTGCTATGGACGATTGGTTGAAGAGTGGTTGGTATCTTGTATCTAATAGAGACATGTTTATAAAAAATGGAACATTAACTGATGATGAAAATGAAATTCATGTTAATGCAAATGAGTATGGAGATAAAGGAGACAAGTCTTTTGCATCACCTAGTCACCCTCAAAATCAAATGGATTATGCATTTCAATATATTCATGATGAAGAAGCACCAGTAAGGGGTGCATTTAAAATGAGAAATCCTTGGAACATAACAACCCCCGAAGGTTATTCAACCTTATATCTCGACCCATTTCTATTTCAAAACAAATTCTTTGCAACATGGCAGGGTATTATTGATACAGATAAGTTTAACACAAATTATGATAATGCACAAATTATATTTTACCCTCGTGTAGGACATTCATTTATTATACCAGCAGGAACACCGTTAGTTCAAGTCATTCCATATAAAAGAGAAGAATGGCAGGCAACATATCTTGCATACAATCAAGAAACTTGGAGAGAAAACTCAAGTCAAATAACTTCACATACTGGTAATCCTTCTATGGAAGAATTTGCAAGACAGCCTGAAACTAGTCAAAAGGCAAGACAAGAAGACAATAAATTAGGTGGGTATAGGGTTGGTAAATTACATGCACAAAAAGGTAAACTATATAAACAGGAGAATCCACCACCCGAATGTCCTTATCATGTGAGTGAGGATTCACCCGAGATACAACTGGAGTTAGACTTAGATGATTAGATTTTTATTCCCATATATGTGTATAGAGAGAAATCTCATAGAAGACGGAACACTAACAGAAGATTACTTTGATATGTTGGTCAAAGAAATGGATTCTATGAGAAAGAAAGACCCAAGTGGTAGAAAGATTTCAAATCAATATACTGGTTGGCAATCAAATGACGGTTGTGAATCAAGTCCAATATTTACTAAATGTATGAGGTCAATCCAAGGTGTATTCAATGAAGAATTATTGAGTTATACTGGTCATAGTCCAAATCAACTTCAACTAATTATGGGTAATTCATGGGCAAACATTAATGATAACACAGCTTGGAATACACCACATTTACATAATGGTTGTTGGTATAGTGGAGTTTTATACATAAAGGCAGACGGAGACGAAGGTAATTTTGTTGCAATCGACACTGCACCGAAGGTTGTTGCAGATTTTCCACATAATCCTAGAGATAGACAAAATTGGACTCTAAGACCGACAACTGGAACACTGTTTCTTTTCCCAAGTGCATTAATGCATATGGTAGAACCAAACTCTACAAATAAAGATAGATATAGTATATCATTTAATATGAATGTTAAATATCTTAACCATTCACCCGAAGGAAGACATGGTGACCCTCAAGGATTCCACCCCGATGAGCTTTGTTTTGATGTAGATAATAACGGAAAACTTATACACAAACTTTCTGAATAAAAGACACGATTTCATAAATATTCGTATGGAAATTGTAATCGACGCTCATATCATATGGAATGTTATCTTAACATTCATACTAATGCCTATAGGTTTATTGGTTAGAACTATACTATCTGAACAAAAAAGACTCGATATATTAGTCAACAAAACACGTGAAGAGATTGCACGTGACTATGCAACACGAGAACAAATCGAAGCAGATTTCCAAAGAATTTTAGATTCTATATCTAAGATAGACGAAAAATTAGATAGAATACAAACTAAAACTTATTTCCAAGATTAAATCCGTTATAAATAGTAGTATAACAGGAAACTACTATGGCAGAACCAAATTCAAAAGCAACCTTTAAAGAGTATATAAAGAGAAAACTTGGAGCTCCAGTTTTAGAAATCAATGTGGACGATGACCAATTTGATGACAGAATGGACGAGGCACTTCAATATTTCCGTGAATATCATTACGATGGTTCTATAAAAACATACCTTAAACACCAAATTACACAACAAGAGATTGATTCATTTAAAACGAATGAAACACATAATGCAGCTACAACTGGAACACAAGCAATCTCAGGACAAACTTATGGTGAAGGTCAAAACTATATTACACTACCCGAACATGTGTTAAGTGTAATTAATATTTTCCCTTTCAATTCGGGTCAGACTTCAAGTATGTTTGATATTCAATATCAATTAAGATTAAATGACTTGTATGATTTGACTTCAACAAGTGTTTTATATTACTCACAAGTTCAATCGCATTTATCACTTTTAAATGATATCTTAGTGGGTCAGATACCTATTAGATACAATATGCACTCTAACAGACTCTACATGGACTACAGTGCAAGTAAATTAAGTGCTGGGGAGTATATCATTATTGAATGTTATAGAAAATTAGACCCTACAGACATGACTGATATCTATAATGATATGTGGTTGAAAAAATATGCAACTGCATTGGTCAAGTATCAGTGGGGTGAAAACCTTTCCAAATTCCAAGGAGTTGAACTGCCTGGCGGTATAACACTAGACGGTTCTGCAATGAAACAAGAAGCACAAGACGAGATAACAAGATTAGAAGAAGAATCCCGACTGAATTTTGAAATGCCAGTCATGGATATGATGGGTTAATATTATGCCTACAAATGTATTTTTTAACCATGCAGTCTCTACTGAACAACACCTTTACGAAGATTTAGTTGTTGAATCATTAAGATTTTATGGTCATGATGTTTTTTATCTACCGAGAGAAGTAGTAGAAGAAGACACAATTTTAACAGAAGATGTTCAATCACGTTTCGGTGATGCATATTCTGTAGAAATGTATTTGGAAAATCCAGCTGGTGGATTTGAAGGTGAGGGTGACCTCATGTCTAAGTTCGGTGTTCAAATTGCTGAAGAAGCAACCTTTGTTATATCTTTAAGAACATGGGAGAGATTCATATCACTAGATTCTAACCTTGCAACTTCACTTAGACCAAACGAAGGGGACTTAATTTATTTTCCACTTTCAGGTTCTATGTTTGAAATAAGATTCGTAGAAGACCAAAACCCTTTCTTCCAGTTAGGAAAACTATTTGTATTCAAAATGCGTTGTTCATTGTTCGAATACAGTGGAGAAGACTTCGATACTGGAACAAATGCAGACTTGGTTGAACAAGATAGAGCATACACAATTTCTATGACTATGTCAAAAGGTGAAGGTGATTCAGGAAGTTATGTTGCAAATGAAAATGTCACATTGGATAGTGTTGTAGTAGGTGAGGTTATAAACTTCAGGGGTTCAAACAGAGAACTCATTATTAAAGACAATATTACTACACTTGCACAAGGAGACAGACTTATTGGTGCAACTTCGGGTGCAACAAGAACTATTACAAATATTATTGACGTAATGACTATGGAAGGAAGTGTTGCACAAAATAAAGATTTCGAAGATAAGGATAATAATTATCTAGACTTTAGTGAAACGAATCCGTTTGGAGAACCTTAATGTTTGGAACATATTTTTACAATGAGACTATCAAAAGGTCTGTATCGATATTTGGAACACTATTCAACAATATCTATACTAAAAAAATCAAAGAAGACGGAACGGTTTTAACAAGAAATCTAGTTCCTATTTCATACGGCCCTAAACAAAAGTTCCTTGCAAGACTTACAGAAGATGCAAAAGAGAGGGATTTAAACGTCACTTCAATCAACTTACCAAGAATGGCATTTGAATTGACGGGATTTGAATATGACCCTACAAGACAACAGAACAAATTAATACGTCATTCTAAATCAAGTTTAGAAACAGACGGAACTAATCGTTCATATCAATATAATCCAGCACCATATAATCTAAACTTTACACTAAGTGTTCTTGCAAAGAACATGTCTGATGCATTACAGATTGTAGAACAGATATTACCATATTTCCAACCCGAATATACAGTCACTATGAAAATGATTGACGATATGTCTGATACTAGAGACGTTCCAATCACATTAAACAGTGTTGCACTAGAAGATACTTATGAAGGTTCTTTTGAAGAAAGACGAGTTATAGAGTATACACTAGATTTTTCTATGAAAATTTACTTCTTCGGCCCTGTTTACACTGGAAGTGTTATTAAAAATGTTGTTGAAAGAGAATATATCAATTCAGATATTTCGGGACAGTTCACAACTTCACAAATTAATGAAAGTGGATTGGTCAAAGAGGTTAAACACTATGAACCTGCGTTTGGAGAGAAATCAAATGCAGTGTCTAATTCAGCAGAAGTGACCTTCCCAACTGCAATAAATAATAGTATAAGTGTAGGAGACGAAGTGTTTGGAACAAACTTATCAACAAATCCAACAGTTTTGTCAATTGCAAGTGATAAATTATCATTAAATCTAAGTTCAAATGTGACACTTAGTGATAAAACAACACTTAAATTTGTTGGTTCTGTTCAACCTAACGACACTTTCGTAGTTGCAGAAACAGTGACATTTTATGATGACGGTTCTAAAGAAAGTTTTAGTGAAACCGATGACAGTTAATTATGACAAAAGAAACAGTAGATGAAAAGTTAGATTCTTTATTAGATATCAATTCTGATATTAAAAAAGAAACCAAGGTAGTCAAAGTTCCGTCAAGGATAGAGAATATCGATACGGACTACAAATATGCAAGAGAAAACCTCTATAACCTCGTAGAACGTGGTCAAGATGCAATTGAAGGTATATTAGAACTATCCAAAGAAACCGAACACCCACGTGCATATGAGGTCGCAGGACAGTTAATAAAGACTGTAGCCGATACTGCAGAGAAACTCATTGACGTTCAAAGGAAATTAAAAGATTTAGAAAAGGAAGACGAACAAAGAATAGGTAAAGTCGAAAATCACCTATACGTTGGTTCTACTTCAGAACTACAAAAGTTTTTGAAGAAAGAAAAGAATAATGACAGATAATAAAAATTCTGGCTATCTTGGCAACAATTTGATTAAGAGGGCTGGAATCGAAACCCAGTATACCGATAAAGAAATGACAGAATACTTGAAGTGTTCTGAAAACCCTACACACTTCATTGAAAATTATACACAAATTATATCACTAGACGAAGGTATGGTTCCTTTCACACTTCGTGGATATCAAGAAAACCTAATCAATCACTATGACGAGAATAGATTTAGTGTCGTTC